ATTACTACTACAACTGCAAATACTATTACATTATTTGTTGGTATCACAACTCTTGTTAAGTATCCAGTTCATGATGCGACTTATGATCCTGCTACAGGTTTATCAGTTCTTACAATTGGAAATCACAACTTAACAACTGCAAATACTATCAGACTTGCCAACGAGTCTCTTCTCTTCAGATGTTCTTTGGATAATTACAATAGAATTGAAGCATATCCAAGACCATTCAAAGATAGAGTATATGGAAAGTCTGTTGGAATTACATCATTCACTTCTGATAGTATTACAATTCTTGCTGGTCCATCTGTTGAAAGTGAAAGATATCAACATCAGTTTGTTGGTGTAGGATCATACAGTCAGTTTGCACTTGATATCAACAGAACATTCCAATCTAAATTCTCTGGATGGAACGTTGGTGAATTTATTGTTCTTGATAAAATTGATCCATTCTTTAATGGTCAAAGAAGATTGTTCCCATTATCCGTAAACAATGAAAGCATATCTTTCTTTGCAAGAGCGAACTCAGGTATCGATCTTCAATCTAATCTTTTGGTCTTTATTAATGATATCCTTCAGACTCCTGGAGAAGGTTATCAGTTTACTGGTGGTAGTACCATTAGATTCACAGAAGCACCTAAAGGTGGTGTAACTGGATTTAGTACTACTGGAGATACTGCAAAAATCTTCATGTATACTGGAACTCAAACAATTGACGTTAGAACTGTAGATGTTCTTCCATCTGTTGAAGTTGGTGACGAAGTTCAACTGTATAGTAACCAAAATACATCCTTTACTGAGGATCCCAGATTGGTTATGGACATCAAAGCTGCTGATAAAGTTATTACCAATAACTATGCTGGTCAAGGTGTTACTCTTGATGAATTGTTTGAAAGACCTCTTACATGGACTAAACAAATCGTTGACAAGTTTATTGACAATGAATTTGTTGGTAAAGATAGAGTTTACTATGAACCAGTAATTAATCCAATGACTAATATCATTAGTTCTATTGGCGCAGGAACTAGTATTGTTTATGTTAACAGTATTAGACCACTATTTGATAATCCATATGAAGGTATTGGAACGAAAGAAAAGTCTATTATTGAAATAGTTCCTCAACATGTTGTTAGACCAGCAACAGCAACTGCTGTTCTTGGAGTTGGTGGTTCTGTCACTAACGTTTTAGTTAATAATATTGGTTATGGTTATACTGCTGCGCCTGACATCAGTATTGCTCCTCCATATGAAGGAACTCGTGCAACAGCAGGAGCTCAAATTGGTATTGCTGGAACACTCACTCAAATCAATGTAAATATTGGAGGAACTGGATATATTAAGGGACCTCTGAAGTCCATGACAGTAAGTCAGCAAGGTTCTGGATTCCCCAAAATTGATGCTACCACAAATACCTTTGTACGTGCAAGATTAAAGACTGAAACAGGCATTGGTAGAGATGCAACAGCTGATATTGTCATTGATACATTTAATTTTGATGTTGCTTCGGTTGTAATTCAAGATCAGGGAGCAAATTATCAAGTTGGAGATACATTATTCATTGATACTTATGACAATGTTGGTCTTGGAACTTCTTCTAGAGGATTTGCTTTAGGAGCACCTGTCAAATTCCAAGTTGCATCTATTGAACCACCAGAAGTTTTAGTTGCTCCTCCATTAAGAAGTTCTGAAGAATGTTCATTTGTAACATATCAGGGTGATTATGGAATCATAGTCGGCGTAGGTACTACTACTATTGGTGCTGGAACAAGTCTTGGAGTCGCTCTTGATTTATTCATGCCAATGGATAATGAATTGAGAAAATCTCTGGATCTAACTTTAACAGGTATATCTACAGGAGATCTGTTCACAATTCTAGGGACAAATTTCGTTAGTGCTGCTCAAACTTCTCTTAGTTCTGATGGATCTGTCATTGGAGTATCTACAGTTCATGCAGATATGATTGTTGAATGTATTGATTTCTACACTAAACAGTCTGTAATTCCTGCGGGAATTAATGGACTCGGAACCACTGTTGGAATTGGAACAACTGTTACAACAGTGGTTGTTGCCTTTGAAAGTGCAGGATCAAATAATGTTGTTGGTTTGGCAACTACAGCATTCTATGGTGAATATAGTTTTGGTAAACTTGGTCTTCCTGTGAGAGTTAAACAAAAAACTTTCCTCGCAGAACATGGAACTTCTCTTGCTGGAGTTTCTACAAACCCAATAATAAGAAGAAAGAATCCTCTTAAATATCTTGGTTATATTAGCTGATAAATAAGTACATAGAAAAAGGTTGTCTATCAAAAAATGGCTGCAATTATAACTGACGTATTGAGAGTCAATAACGCCAGAAATTTTATTGATAAGGTTAGGGATCCTAACAAATCTTACTATACTTTTATTGGCTTACCAAATGCCACTGAAGTGGCTTCTACCTGGAATACATCTCCTCCGTCACCAAGAGATTGTACTGATGACGGTAACGGATATTGGGATAATATGATCGCTCTTAAAAAAATAGGAGCTGATGATGTTAGACCAGTTGTTAGGAAGGTGGAATGGGCATCTGCTACCATATATGATATGTACAGGCATGATGTAAACAGAAATAAATTGTCTAGACCTTCAAACAAAACAAGTTTATATGCATCAAATTATTATATTGTAAATAGTGAATTTAGAGTTTATATCTGCCTGAATAATGGAATTGATCCAGAGAACCCAAATGGTAGACCATCTTTGGATGAACCAAAATTTACCGATCTAGAACCAAGAGCAGCAGGAACTAGTGGTGATGGTTATATTTGGAAATACTTATTTACTATCAGTCCAAGTGATGTTATTAAATTTGACTCTCTAAACTTTATCCCTCTCCCTGTAGACTGGGAAACTAATGCAGACTATAAGAGTGTAAGGAATAATGCTAATACTAGTGGACAATTAAAGACAATCACAATTACCAATAGAGGTTACTTAGTAGGTCCACCAAATACAACATATTCTAGAGTTCCTATTAGAGGAGATGGTAGTGGTGCAGAATGTACCATTGTTGTTAATAACGATTCTAGAGTTGAGTCTATCACCGTATCAAACGGTGGTAGTGGATATACTTTTGGAAGTGTAGATTTAATTGGAGGTAGTGTACCTACAGGATCCACAACTCCTTTATTTGATGTAATTATTCCGCCTCAAGGTGGTCATGGTGCAGACGTTTATAAAGAACTTGGATCAACAAACGTTCTAATTTATTCTAGAATTGAAAATAATGACCAAAATCCAGACTTTGTTACTGGAACTAATGTTGCCAGAATTGGCATTGTAGAGGATCCTCTTGGATATGCATCAAATACTTTGATCAGTGATGATAGAGTAAGTTCTCTTTACGCTATTGTTTTGAAGGGGCAGGCACCAAACCAAGATGATTTTAAGACAACAACATTTGAACCAAATTCATATATTCGTCAAACCATTGGTGCTGGTACTACAGCCGTTGGTAGAGTTGTAACTTATGATGCTGAAACTGGAGTATTGCGTTATTGGCAAGATAGAACTCTAGTTGGATTTAATACAGACGGAACTCAAAAATCAAATCCAGAATATGGTCTTAATTTAAATCTATTTACAGCGTCTCCCTCTGGTGGAGGAGATCTAAAAATTGTAGGTGGTTCAAAAGACTTATACATAGATGAAGGATTTGGAACCGACACAAATCCAGGTATTAGTACGGTCATAAATAATAAGACATACTACCTAGGACAGACGTTTATTAAGGGTTTAGCAAATCCTGAGGTCCAAAAGTACAGTGGAAATATTATCTACGTTGACAATAGACCATCCATTCTTAGGTCAGTAAACCAAAGAGAAGATATCAAAGTTATTTTGCAATTTTAAAGGATTATGCCACAAGAAACTAATCTCAACGTATCTCCTTATTTTGACGACTTTGATCGAAATAAAAATTATTATAAGGTACTTTTTAAGCCTGGACTACCAGTTCAAGCGAGAGAATTAACATCTTTACAGTCAATTCTACAAGATCAGGTAGAGCAGATTGGAACACACCTCTTTAAAGAGGGTTCCATGGTTATTCCTGGACAGATTAACTATAATAATGAATTACTCTCTGTCGAAGTTGAAGAAGAGTATCTTGGAATTAATATTTACAGCATTTTAAACGACTTGATTCAAGTCAATGTAAGAGGTGCAAATTCAAACGTTACTGCAAGAATTCTTTACTATGCAGAAGGTGATGCGTCCGAAAGAGATTATGTAACTCTTTTTGTAAATTACACTGGAACTGGTGTTGAAGGAAAATCAGTATTTGATGATGATGAGGTACTGCTTTTAGAAGATGATTTTATTGGTGCAGAGATAAATCTTCAAGCTGGTCAAGGTATTAGCAAAACTGCAGCAACAAGTTCAACTTCTATTGGATCTGCAGTATTTCTCTCTGATGGTGTATACTTTTTAAGAGGAACTTTTGTAAATGTTCCTGGACAGACATTAATTCTTGATGCTCATGGAAGTGCTCCTTCATATAGAGTTGGATTAGAGATTTATGAGGAGTTTATCTCCTCTGGACAAGATCCTAGTCTTACAGACAACGCAAAAGGATTTAACAACTATGCAGCACCTGGTGCTGATAGATTAAAAATTACTGCCGTTTTGGCAAAGAGAGATCTCGATTCCAGAAAGAATGAGAACTTTGTTGAATTGATGATTATCAGAAATGGTAATGTTCAACATATTGAAGATAAGATAAAATACAATGAGTTAGCAGAAGAGCTTGCAAGAAGAACATATGATCAAGCTGGTAATTTCTATGTAAAGCCCTTCTCAATTCATCCAAGAGAATCTCTTAATGATAATAAAGGCAACAATGGAGTCTTTACTAAAGATCAATTAACATACAATAGTAATGTTCCTAGCGATGATTTAGGAACATATAAAATTTCTCCTGGTAAAGCATTTATTAGGGGATTTGAAGTAGAATCTAAAACGGTCCACTATCTAGATTTTGAAAAAACTAGATCTACTAAAATCTTAAAAGATCAAGGAGTTAACTATTTTACTGGTCCAACACTTACTTTGAATAGAGTTGTTGGAGCACCAAGACTTGGATTTAGTACAACATCAACCATTAGTCTAAGAGATACTAGAATTGGTGATAGTGCAACTATTGTTGCAGGTAAAGAAATTGGTGTTGCTAGAGTATATGATTATGCCCTTGAGTCTGGTTCATATTCTAGTGTAGCTCCAAATCTTAATGAATGGGATATCTCACTGTATGATATTCAACCATACACTGAGATGGTTCTGAACCAGAGCATTACTCTTTCTACGCCAACATATATTCAAGGAAAATCCAGTGGTGCGACAGGTCACCTCAGATTTGACACTACTACTGGTATTGTAACTGCATACAATACAAAAGGAACCTTCTTAAAAGGTGAGAAATTAACATTTAATGGTATTGATAATGGAAGAGTATCCACTGCCGTTACTTCTTTTGGTATTGCTGACGTAAAATCTCTCTATAGTGCTGTTGGTACTGGGCAAACATTTAATGCCAATGTTAAGCAGTCTAGAAAGATTAATTATCCATCAGTAACTATTTCTCCAAAGAGCGGTTCTGCTCCAGGAGTATCTACAGTAACTTCTACTGGAAGTGAATTTTTAAATGTTGTAAAACCTGGCGATTTAGTAGAGTTTACAAACTCTTTATTGTCGGGAACGCAGGTGAAGACTTATGCGAAAGTTACAAATATTCCTAGTAATGATAGTATTACTATTGTTGGGATTAATACAGTATCACTTCTTAATGATGGCGGTCTGCCAACCTCAAGCATTAGTCCCTCAGACTTCGCGGTCCTTGGATCGAAGTTCCAATCATCATCAGACAATACTTTATACACTCCTCTGCCAAAGAGTTTTGTAGCATCGGTTGATTTAGAAGATTCTCAGATTACTATTAAAAGAGAATTTGATGTTACTGTAACTGCAAATGCTACCAATACTATTCAAGCAGGAAATAATGAAGTATTTCTTCCATATGATGAAGAACGCTATGTTCTTATCAATTCAAATGGAGAGTTTGAAGAACTCACTACTGATAAATTCCGCTTTGCAAACGGAAATAGAGAACTTAGAATTTTTGGTGTATCAACATTTGGTCCTGCAAGATTGATTGGTACTCTTGAGAAGACAAATGTTACTAATAAAGTAAAAAATTCTATTAAAACAAATTCCATTATTGTTAATAAGTCTAAGTTAGTATCTTCTGGTATTGGATCAACAACTCTAGATGATGGATTAACTTATGGAAATTATGGATATGGATTAAGAGTACAGGATAGAGATATTTGTCTGTTAGAACCAGATGTTGTTAAAGTTTATGGTGTATTTGAGTCTTCTGACACATCTGTTGCAGATCTCCCATCATTAACATTATTCAATTTAAGTGGTCCTACTGGAACTGTAGGTGATTTTGTAATTGGTGAACACATTACTGGTGAGACCAGTGGTGCAATTGCTGTCTATGTTGAATTAGCAAATTCTCAAACTGCAAACATTGTATACTTGAATGAACTTACGTTTGAGAACAATGAAAATATTATAACAAGTTCTTCTGGAATTACTGCTACTATTCAGTCTATTGAAGAGGGTGATGAAAATATTCTTTCTAGATATACTTTAGATTCTGGTCATAGAGATACAATTCTTGATTATTCTCGTCTTATAAGGAAACCAGGTACTAAAGATCCTAGAAGAAGCCTTAGAGTTATATTCGAGTCGGCAGAGTATAGTGATTCTACTGAGGGAGATATTACTACAATCTCATCTTATGGTCAATTTGATTATTGTGATCTTCCTCTATTAAAAGAAGGATTAAGACTTACAGATGTATTAGATATCAGACCACGAGTAAAAACATTCGATCCTTCAAACACATCAGTATCTCCATTTGAATTTAGTGCAAGAGAATTCTCAGATGGCACTAATTCTGCTAAAAACATTCTTGCGTCTGATGAGTCCATTAGACTTACTTATTCGTACTATCTACCTAGAATTGATAAAATTTATTTCAATCCAGATGGTGGATTCCAATTAATTAAAGGTGTTCCTAGTGAAAATCCTCTTCCACCATTACCAATTGAAGATTGCTTAGAAGTTGGTACAGTTGCACTTCCACCATATATTTGTAATGCAGAGAATCTTCAAGTTTCTCTGAAGTCACATAAGAGATATCGTATGCAAGATATCTCATTACTGGAAGATAGAATTAAAACTCTTGAGTACTACACAGCACTCTCTTTGTTAGAAGCAAAGACAGAATCTTTGAATATTGCAGATGATGCTGGACTTACTAGATTTAAGTCTGGTATTTTTGTAGATAATTTTACAACTACAAGAAATCAACTTAAAACTAATAAAGTAACTAACTCTATTGATCCAGTTAATTTTGAATTGAGACCAACACACTTCACCACAGAAGTGGATATGCTTATTGGTTCTAGATCCTTAATTGGTATTGGAACAACATCTGCAAATAGTGCAAGCACTGCCGATGTTACTGACATTATTGGTTCAAATTACAGAAGAACTGGTCAACTTATTACTACCGATTATCAAGAAAGACTAAGTATTCAACAAAATTTTGCAACTAGAGTTGAGAATGTAACTCCATATCTTGTCGTAACTTACACTGGTAATATTGTATTATTCCCAACATCTGATATCTGGATTGATCAGGTAAGGTTAGCACCACAAAGAATCGAAGTTGATGATTATACTCAAACTAGACTTCAATTAGAATTTGCTGGATATGATGCTCAAAGTGGTCTTGGTCCAGTTCGTTGGGGAGCATGGGCAACTACTTGGACAGGATCTAGTACTACCTCTTCAAGTAATACTGTCCAAACAGGATCTTCCTCAAGAAATAATGGAAGTGCTATTGTAACCACGAATAACTTCCAAACCACAACAACAACCACAACTACTAGAACTGGTACTTCAACTAGATCTGGTGAGAGACTTAGAGTTTCTGAAGTCACTGAAACAATAAACGAAGGTGATAGAGTTGTAAGCACTGACGTGATTCCATTCATGAGATCACGTAATGTTGAATTTACTGGAAGAAGATTTAAACCAAGAACAAGACTTTATGGATTCTTTGACGGTATTGATGTAAACAGATTTATTGTTCCTAAACTGATTGAAATTAGAATGATCAGTGGTGCATTCTCTTCTGGTCAGATTGTCAATGGCAGAATGCCAACTAGTGTGACTCCAGGTGCAGTTGCATCTCCAACAATTTCATTCAGAGTTGCTAACTCCAATCATAAGTATGGTCCAATCAGTTCTCCAACTGATGTGTTTACAACAAGTCCATATGATGAGAATTATACAATTCCAGCACAATACTCTAGTTCTTCTATTATTTTAAACGTTGATACAAGATCTCTTGCAGAAAGCAATCAGTCGCTGTATCGCGGATGGATTAGATCTGGAATGCGTCTCAGAACGAGCACTGGTGAAGCAGAAGTAACTAACGTAAGATTATTTACAGATCAAGTTGGTACTATCATAGGTTCCTTCTTTATTCCAGATCCAACTCCACCAACAAATCCGTCATTTGAGGTTGGTACTAAAGTATTCCGTTTAACAAGCAATCCAACAAATAGTCAGATTGTTGGTCTTACAGATACATCTGGTTCTGAATCTTACTTTGCTTCTGGAACACTGAATAATGTTCAAGAAACAATTAGATCTACAAGAAAGGCTAGGTTTGACAGAGTTCCTGCTCAAGAGTCTATTCCTGCTACCGATGTTCAAGTTACAACTTCCACAACAACTAGTAGCAGTACTAGCGTAACTCCTCTGCCACCACCACCACCTCCTCCACCACCGCCACCATCTCCACCACCAAGACCAACACCACAACCTCCTCCACGGAGACCAAATCCACCTACACCACGGAGACCACCCCCACCTCCAACACCACCAAGGCGTCCACCTCCACCACCACGGAGACCGCCCAGAAGACCACCCAGAAGACCACCCAGAAGACCAAGGCGTCCGCCCCCACGCAGACCACCCCGTCGTAGAGGTAAGGATCCGCTTGCACAGTCTTTCAGTGTATCGGAGACTCCAGGACAATTTGTAACTGAGATTGAAGTTTACTTCAGAACTAAAGATCCAGTTTTACCAGTTATTGTTCAACTGAGACCAATGATTGCAGGTGTACCATCTGAGCAGATTTATCCGTTCGGTGAAGTTATCCTCGATCCTGATGATGTAATTGAAAGTTTTGATGCATCTGAACCTACTCGGGTTGTATTCCCTGCTCCAGTTTATCTCTCTGGAGAGACTGAGCACGCAATCGTTCTTCTGTCAAATTCCAATCAATATACTGCTTGGATTTCCAGAATGGGTGAGGTTGATGTAAGCACACTGCTGCAACCAGAATCTAGACAGGTTGTTGTTTCTGCACAACCACACTTAGGTTCTCTGTTCAAATCTCAGAATGGATCTACTTGGAACCCAAGTCAATATGAAGATCTTAAGTTTAATCTCTATACTGCAGAGTTTGAAGAGACTGCAACTATCTCCTTCTTTAACCCAGAGTTAGGAAGAGGTAACAATCAAATTGCAACTCTCGTTAAAGACTCTCTTGAGTTTGAATCTAAGAAGATAAAGATCGACACCAGTGACATTATTGATACTACTGCACTTGTCTTTGGTAACACTATTGTTCAAAAAGAAACAAATGCTAGAGGTGATTATGTTGGTGTTGGTGGATCTGCAACAGGAGATCTCACTATAGTTAATGCAGGTATTGGTTATACACCTTCTGATGGTAATCAGTTTACATTTACTAATGTTGCTCTGAAGACATTCAGTGGAACTGGAAGAAATGCTACTGCTGATATCACTATTGGTGCTGTTGGTGCTGTAAACGGCGTTGCTATTGCAGCAACAATCAACTCTGGTGGTTCTGGTTATCAAGTTGGCGATGTATTCAGCGTTGAATCCATAGGTAATGATCAACTTGGAAGAAATCTGCAATTGTCTCTTGGACAAATTACAGGATCTAATGAGTTGATTCTAGACAATGTTCAAGGTGAGTTTGTAGTTAACGTTGCTAAACCACTTCAGTATGTAAGTCCTTCCACAGGAATTACTACAATGGTATCTACTGGTGGATCAGACATCTCAATTTCTGACTTCACACTTACATCTCCTCGTGAAGATGGATTGCATATTAAGGTTAATCATAAAAACCATGGTATGCACGCCACCACAAACATTGTGAGAATTAGCGGTGTGGCACCAGATAGTAAAGCAACTACTATTACTGCAGAATATACAAATTCTGCTTCTGGAGCAATTAGTATTGCCAATACAGCTGGATTTGAAACATTTGAAAATGTATCTGTTGGTTCCACAAACCCAGGTTATGCAATTCTTGACGATGAAATTGTCTCTTACACTGGAGTATCTGCTGGTCAATTAACTGGTATTACTAGAGGAATTGATAATACCGATTCCTTTACATATCCAGTCAATTCTCAGATCTCTAAGTATGAGATTAATGGATTCTCTCTGAGACGTATTAACACAGATCATAGTCTATCTGATGCATTAGGAACTAGACCTATTACTTTAGATAGTTACAATATCAGAGTTAATACTTCTACCAATGGAACAGACAGAAGCACTGGTACTGGATTTGGTAAGTTATATGCTACTAGCTCCAAGTCTGCAGGTGGTTCTCAAATCTTAGCTACTCAAAACATTCAGTATGAAGCAGTAAGACCAATTGTCCAAACAATGACTCTGCCAGGATGTGATGTCAAAGCATCTATTCGTGGCATTACTGCTACTAGTATTGACGGTAACGAAATCTCCTTCGTGGAGACAGAAGATACCCCAATCAATCTGGGAGAGGATACATACTTACCAGAACCTAGATTGATTGCTTCTAGAGTAAATGAAGTTGCTAAGAATACAACTCAACCTGGTAATAAGTCAATGGAACTTACGTTTACATTGAGTACTGCCAATGCACACGTCTCTCCAGTTATTGACCTTGATCGAGTTGGTATGATTCTTATCTCTAATAGAGTTAATGCACCAATCACCGACTATGCAAATGATGCTAGAACAGCATCTCTTGCAGAAGATCCAACAGCATTTATCTATGCCAACACACCAGTTGAACTCGAAAATGCTGCAACTTCGATCAAAGTTCTCCTCTCTGGATATGTAAATACATTTGGGGACATTAGAGCGTTCTATTCTATCAGCAATACTGCTGATCCAGATCCGCTTTACTATCCATTCCCAGGTGCTAAGAACCTTGATGTTAATGGCAAAATCATTGATTTTGCTAAGTGTGATGGTTCTTCTGACAAAGTTGTTCCAAAAACAGATGTTCTTGCATCTGATAGTGCCGACCTGGTATTCAGAGACTATGAATTTAGTATTGATAACTTACCAGAGTTTAAGTACTTTACCATCAAACTGGTTGGAACATCAACAAACCAAGCATATCCTCCAAGAATCAAGGACCTGAGAGTAATTGCATTAGCATAATATGACAGACGATAAAAAACGTTATTTGAAAGTTGAAGGACATAGTTATCTCGTAAGGGATACTATGTCCAATGCAATTATCAATCAAAACCAAGCTGAGTACAACCAGTACAAACAGCTTAGGAAAATAAAAGATAAAGAACAAGAAAGACTTGACAAACTTGAAAATGATTTAGGTGAATTAAAAGATCTTTTGAGGCAACTATTAGACAAGGGTCAGTAAAATGGCAACACCAGCATCTAGACAAGGATTAATAGATTACGCTAAAAGGCAGTTGGGTGCTCCTGTCTTAGAGATTAATGTTGCCGATGAACAAATTGATGATATAATTGACGATTCTCTTCAATATTTTTATGAAAGACATTTTGATGGTGTTATTCAAACTTTCTTAAAGTATGAAGTAACGCAGGAGGATATTGATAGAGCAAGGGCAACTACAGGTGGTGTCGGTATTGCAACTACTTCTGCTACAGATAGTGCAGGAAGAAATTTTAACTTCTTTGAGACTAGTAATTACATTCAAGTCCCACCACAAATTTTAGGAATCAATAAGGTATTTGCATTTGAGGGATCTAGCAGTCTGTCAAGTGGTATGTTCAATATCAAATATCAACTATTCCTCAATGATGTGTATTATTGGGGATCTACTGAATTATTGACTTATTCTATGGTGAAAAGATATCTGTCTGATATCGACTTCTTATTGACAACTCAGAAGCAAATACGATTTAACCAAAGACAGGATCGTCTGTATATGGATATGGACTGGGGATCTGTTACTCCTGGTCAATTTTTAGTTATTGATTGTTACAGATTACTTGATCCAAATGATTCTCCAAGAGTATGGAGTGACTCATTCCTCAAAAAATATGTTACTGCAGCACTTAAAAAGCAGTGGGGTCAGAACTTAATTAAGTTCCAAGGAGTAAAACTTCCAGGAGGAACCGAATTAAACGGAAGACAAATATATGATGACGGTGTAAACGAATTAAATGCTCTAATGGAGAAGAGTTCTTCCACATACGAACTTCCACCTTTAGATATGATCGGTTAATAATATGGCGTTAAATCCATTTTTTCTCCACGGATCTTCAGGAGAACAAAATTTAATTCAAGATTTAGTTAACGAACAGTTGAAGATGTTCGGGGTGGAGGTTTACTATCTTCCACGAGTCTTTGTAAATGAAAAAACTGTAATGGAAGAGGTATCAAACTCTGAGTTCAGTGCTGCAATTCCTTTAGAAGCTTACGTAGATACTTACGAAGGATTTAGTGGGGCAGGGACCTTACTCTCAAAGTTTGGTGTTCAGGAAGTTGACGATTTAACAATTGTTATATCAAAGGAACGATATGAAGTTGTTGTTGAATCTCAAGCAGCTCTAGTAGACAAAACAAAGTTAACTAGTAGACCAAAAGAGGGTGATTTAATTTATTTTCCACTTGGTGATAGATTATTTGAGATTAAATACGTTGAGCATGAGAAACCTTTTTGGCAACTTCAAAAAAATTATGTCTATGAACTTAGACTAGAATTGTTTGCATACAATGATGAAGAGATTGATACTGGTATCTCTGAAATTGATGATAATACTGTAGATGCTGGATACATCCAAACATTTAATATGGTTGGTATTGGGTCCACTGCAAAAGCAGTAACAACTCTCGTTCCAAGTGGTGCTGTTAGAAATATTATCGTATCTAGAAGAGGACATGGATACGAGGAGATTCCTAGGGTTGCAATTACTTCAGCACCAAGTGGTGGAGTCACTGCTGTTGGTATAGCATCAATGTTCTATGGAATTATTGACCTATGTGACCCAAGTCCAGATAGGGGAAGAGTTCAAAAAGTTGAGATGGCAAATGTTGGATCTGGATATACTGTAAAACCAAAAGTTACTTTCCATTCTCAAACAGGACAAGGAGCATATGCAGTTGCAAACTTATCAGATAATGCTGTTGGTATTATAACAATTACCAGTGGTGGTAGCGGATATATTGGTATACCAACTGTTACTGCTGTTGCTCCTGGAATTGCAAGCACCACAATAAACGCAAAACTCAGTGCAAGAATTAATACTCTTGGACAAGTTACTGAAATTGTGGTTGAAGATGCTGGTGGTTACTTTGAAGGAGTTCCAGAACTTGTAATTGCTGGACCAACGCAAACCGTTGGTTATGGAACATATCTAACAAACGAAGATGTTGTTGGATCTCAAAGCGGTGCTACAGCAAGAGTTAAGTCCTGGAATGCTGTAACTCAAATATTAAAACTGGGTGATATAAAGGGTAGTTTTGTTTCTGGAGAGGCGATTACTGGACAATCTAGTGGAGCAGCGTATGCAAATATTGACCTAAATAAATTTAACATTCCAGAAGATGGTTTTGCACAGAACGACACCATTGAAAAGGAAGCAGACGCTATTCTTGACTTTAGTGAATCTAATCCATTTGGTAATCCTTAGGAGATAAACAATGTTTGATCATTTTTACCATCAGATCTTTAGAAAGACTGTTATTGCGTTTGGAACACTTTTTAACGGTGTTACAATCAAAAGAGATGATGGTGAAATCATTGAGGTTCCTCTTGCATATGGTCCAACTCAAAAGTTTTTAGCGAGATTAGAGCAACAACCAAATTTGAATAAACCAGTTCAAATTAGTCTTCCCAGAATGTCATTTGAGTTCTCTGGGGTTTCTTATGATTCTGATAGGAAGTTAGCAGGAACTCAGGCGTTTACAACAGCATTAAAATCGGATAAAAGGGAGATACGTAAAATGTATCATCCTGTTCCATATAATATGTCATTTGATTTATCAATCATGACATTGCTAAATGATGATGCTCTGCAAATTGTTGAACAAATACTTCCATACTTTCAACCAAATTTTAATCTAACCATAGATTTAGTCGAAGCTATTGGTGAGAAAAGAGATATTCCAATTACCTTAGATTCTGTATCATTTGTTGATAATTATGAGGGAGATTATACCTCTAGAAGAGTTTTATTATATACCTTAAAGTTTACCGCAAAAACATATTTGTTTGGTCCCGTACCAGACAGCAAAGGAGATATTATCACAAGAGTCTCTATTGGTGTTGCTGGTGGAGATCCAAATCCAGATGCAAAGAGAGACTTGGTATATACCAAACCAATTGCAACCAAAGCATATAATGACGATGTTATTACAAATCTAAGCAAAGACATTATTGCAGGAGAAGCATTATTAGTTGTAGACGATGCAACTAATTTACCTGTAAGGTCTTACATTACTATAGATAATGAAACCATCTATATTAAAGAAAAAACTAATAATGAACTTACTGTAGCTAGAGGTCAATATCGAACCAAGGCGGTTGACCATGTTGGCGGTGCTGCAATCTTGTTAATAACAGAAGCAGATAATGACAACATTGAGTCTGGTGATGACTTTGGATTTAGTGGGTAATTGTTATGAAGGATAAATTTAAGGATCTTAATGATACATTTGATGTGGAAGCAGAAATTGTAAAACCAGAGAAAGAAGAGAGGAAGGAGATAACAAAACCTTCAGAATCTGAAGATGTCACTAAAGATTATGAATATACGAGAGGTAACCTCTATTCTATTATTGAAAAGGGACAAGAGGCGTTGGATACTGCATTAGAACTTGCTCAAGATAGTGGACAAGCAAGACAATTTGAAGTAGTTGGGCAGTTAATTAAAAATGTTGCAGATGCAACAGACAAATTGCTTGATCTTCAGAAGAAATTAAAGGATTTAGATGCTGACGAAAAAGGTCCTACAAATGTGACTAATAATGCAATGTTCTTCGGATCTACTGCAGAGTTATCAAAGATGCTCAAGCAGCAAGCTAAAAATCTGAACGAAGATAAATAGAAAAAAAGTGTTTTCTAGAGATGCCTAGTTTTGAAATCAACCCTAACGCGAAGAAGGGTTCCGAGAGAGATAAGAAACTCCAGAATAGAGCAGACGCTGGCGGTGTTGAAGGAAGAACTGCTGCAAAGATGCTGCAAA